CAGGTAATATAGACCCAATCGCCGAGCGTCCAATATTTACAGCCGCGATTTTCGGTAATTGTATAGCTTACCGCCGGGCCACTCCTCGATATCAACACCGGCGTCCACGCGCCTTCCTCGCTTCCTTGAGCAATTCCAACCCCGTCCCATGACAACAAACAGTTATCGGGAAGAACCGTATCTTCTGAAATATTCGGGGCCTCAAACCAGCCAGAAAATCCTACTCCTGAATCCCCACGAAAACTCCCTACCCATTTTCTTACAACGCTTCGGCTGCCCATATATTTATGCTGAATAAATTCCCAGTCTGAATAACCGCCTCTTTTAATAATTGTCATTAGACCAAACGCCTCTGGGTATTCTTCCTGGCTCACTTCTATAACTTTTCTTAACAGCGCGATTGAATTATCCGGCATTGCGTTGTAGATTTGCTGAAAGGTAGCCGTTGCTTCCACTCCCAAATCTTCATAGCTCGCATACTCTTTTAATGTCGCATATAATGAAGGAAGCTGCACTGACGGAATTTTTGAATGGGAATCGAGCGTGGCTACGCCGTTGGCTGCGCCTTTTTCTGTAGTTGAGATGTAGTTCAATTGTGGAATCTGCGTTGACGGAATTTTAGCATTTGAGTCAAGCGTGGCTATTCCGTTTGCTGTACCTTTGTTTAAGCCGAGCAAAGCGGAGGTCTGTTGTATGCTGTCCTGGTTTCCTTCCACAACGCTCATCATTGTCCGCCAGGGCCCCCAGGGAGTAGATGAGGTGTACGTATCGTATACCCTATAATAGATTGTATATATAGACCCATAACCAACATGGCCGGGTATAATATATTGATAAATGATTTCCCCATTCTGGGTTGCTTCATCTACTATTAATTTGAACCGGCCTTTATATGGACAATTCAGAAGCGTATTCGCAATTTCAAGGGAACCACACCAAAAACTCCCACCAGTCGTATAATTGTTTAAATCTTGGCCCGTTTGGATTCTGTCATTGTTTTGATATGGCCCCAGGTTTAACACCTGAAGGGAATTGGCTGCCGGGATTTGCGGCACGGGAACCTTAGCGCCGGAATCGAGCGTGGCTACGCCGTTGGCTGCGCCTTTTTCATACTGATAAACAGGCTCCTTGGCAGGCGGGTCCTGGCTACCCTGAGGAATATATACCAGGCGGGCGTTGGTATTTCTGGAACGTCCGTAGGAAAAAGCCAGATTCATATAAAAGGGCCCGGCGGCGTTGCTCCGATGCCATTCGCCTGATACTACAGGAAGACGCCAGCCTGTGTCCAAGCTGGAAAAATAATCGCCCACTGGGAGGCTTGTGTTACCCTTCAGCTCACTGGCAACAAACAGCCAGTCAAACTCCGGAGAATATCCGAAGGCGGAAATAAATCCTGCTCCATATACCGGATAAAGTCCCGTTTCCTGATAGGGCAAGTCCCCTGTGTTCTCCTTGAAACCATGATCGGCAACAAACAGCTGTCCGCTTTGGCCGGCAGTGAACGGGTCCGGGTTTAAAACATTCATTCCGTCAACCATTTCCATGATATTTCCCCAGAGATTCTCTTCTCCCCGGTAGGACACCATTTGAATATTATTGCCGTTGGCTGCTGTTCCAGAGGCATTTCCCAGGCTCGCCGTCGCACCGGTGTTTTCAGCCAGATTGGAGGCTCCGTCATCCGTTTTAGATACTGCTCCCTGGCCAATAGCGCGCTGCATATGAAAGGAAGCATATTCAATGACCATAAGGAGTTGAGACACTGAAAGTGTAGCCGCATAGGCCATTTCCCAGCCGGGCCCCCTGTTTTCCGCCAGTTTTCTTGCATTGGAGCGGGAAAGGTTCTGCACCCCCACGCCGGAGGCTGGTTTTGCGCCTGCAATACTGGAAAGCATGTCGGTATTGAAGTCTCCTACCTGGGCATCGTCCTTGATATATGCGCTCGCCGATGCGTCCCATAGGCACCCCTCGTAAGCCGACAGGTAAACGGTTTGTTTTTCTTTTCCGTTGCTGATGAAAGCAGGATGGAGCCGGAACCCTGCCCGGGGAGTATCGGAAACATAATACCTCGCTTTGCGCAGGTGGCAGCCTCTCCCGTTTTCAACCGGCTCCAATACCAGCGGCACGACCCTGTAATAAAAACGGGGCTGTTCCACCATAACCTGTACCGGGTAACCCACCGGGTATTCCGTCCCGTCAACCGTAACGGCTTTTGTTAGCTTCCCGGTTTCCGTGTAACCGGCGTCGCCGTAATAGGCGGTAACGGTTCCCTCGTTGGTTACGTTGCACCGGCGCCGCCCGCCAAAAGCGCCTGTACTGTCAAAATCAGCGCCGGGATTTTTTCCGGCTGCGCCCGCCAGGCGGGTAAAGGTATTTGCAGCAAAATCCGCCTCTAAGCCGTAAATATCTGTGTCCGTGTAGCCGGCGTAGCCTTCCAGGTCATCTAGGTTTTCCTGTAAGGCGTCGATATTGGCGGTAGGTCCCTGCGGACCTACGGGCCCCACGGGCCCTTGTGGGCCCGCTGGCCCCTGAACCCCGGCGTCTCCTTTAGGGCCCGGTATTCCCTGGGGGCCCTGGGGGCCCGTATCTCCTTTGGGACCGGGCTCACCCTGTGGCCCCTGATCGCCTTTGGGACCTTTTTTGAGCTCTTCTGGGTTAAAAATAATATTATTCAGCTCATCCAGAGCCGTTTGAAAATCTGCGACGGCGCCCTCTAGCAACCCTACAAGCGCGTTGTCGGCTTCCTCATACTGTCCCACAATGGATGGCCCGATAATCAACGTGCAGGAAGCGCTTTTAACAAGCTGGGTGTCATCCTCTAAAATCTTTACCGCATTGAGCTGAACAAAAAGCTTGCCGGCCCTTGTTACCGCCTGGGGAAGGGTTGTCTCAATCGGCCAGTGCAGATTTTCTGTCCGGTAGCGGCGCCCGGTTGCCGTCTGATATGCCACATAATACTGGAGAGATTCATCTACAATCCATTCTTCAGGAATCTGAAACAGAAGCCGTGTTGCCAAATGCTCACCGGCGAATCCGGCGTATTTTGTACTTGGCAGCAGCCGGTCACGTTCTGCAACCAAGGTAATCTCTCTTTCTACCATTTATTTTCCTCCTTTATGGCTGACGCCATTGTCCGCCTGTTTTTATTAAGATGTCATCTGCCTCTCTCCAAGCTCCATTCATACGAATATACATGGTTCCGCTGTCGTCCCACGTGCCGCCATGTTTATAGAAAAAGCTTCCGCCCTGTATGGCGACGGATACGTATGCCGCATCTGACTGAACACCGTAGGAGTTTGTAGCGGTAAGCTTGTAGCGAAGAACGCCGCCGGACCTCAGCTTAAAGCCGCTATAATTCAATGGCCGCGTAGAAAAAGAGGTGTTTTCCATTTCTCCTAAGTCAAGCCAAGAACCGCCGTTATACTGAACTGCCAGTTTATAGCCGGTAATGCTGCCGGATCCGGCGGAGGGAGCCGTCCAGGCCAGTAACAGCGTGTCCCGCCTTTTCATAGGCGAAGGGGATGCGGTAAAGTTACCCGGAGTTCCTGTTTTTGACACACAAGAAAAAGAAACCTCTGAACCGGTTGCCTGCTGTCCCCATCCGTTTGTAATTTGCGCTCTGATTCTGAATTTTGTTCCGTATGTCCCACCGTATTTCTGCGGCGAAAAATCAATCGTCTGTGCGGAGGAGCCGGAGTAAAAGGTCTTCCAGCCGGACCCGGTATTATACTGGTAGGTATAACTTCCAGCGCCGCCGTCACCCCAGGAAGCGCCGCTTGCGCCGATCCGGACCGTCCCGCTGGGCAGCACAGTTGTTGTGCTCAAAGAAACCGCGGGAGCCTTAGGGGCTGCGGCAGACGGGACATTTACAGTTCTGTTTCCGGAGCTTGCAGTCCCATGCGTTTGAGAGCTTCTGAAAGATATAGAAGCGCTTATTGTAGAGGCTGTCTTGATTCCAGACACAGAATACCAGCCGGAAGAGGAGGGGAGATAAACAACAATGGCGCTTGTCCACCGGTTGGGAGAGGCACTTTTGAGCGTAAAATCTGTCGCAACGGCGCTCCCGTTCAGATTTAGTGACGCTAAAAGGTTATATCCGAAATATTGGCTACCGTAAATAGGCGCAATAGAGACCCTAAAGCGATAATAAATAGTAGTTCCGCTTCGGTAGCTCTGATAGGACACGGTATGCTTGATTGCAGGATCCGTGCTCATGGTATAGGTCGCCGAGAGGTCAGCCATTCGCCGCTACCTCCTTTCAAGAATACTGGATGTACAAATCCCCGTCTTTTCCTTGTGTGGAGGTTGGGGCGGCAGTACCGCTCAGCACCTTTCGTTGTCCGCCCAACCCCTCAATCGTCGGCTTGTTCGTAAGATTTGTATAGTTGAGATAATAGCTGCCCTGCTGCCCGTCCAGCCTATCAGCGTCAATTCCGCTTCCGGCCCCATCCACTGTTAGCAGCATAGCCAGCAGCTCGTCCCCACTCATTTCTTTAATAAGGTCGACGGCCTGTTGCGCCTGGCTGCGCATATCGGCGAGCATTTCCTGCAGCTGAGCGTTAAATCCGGACAAATCCACTGTGTAAAGGCCTTGGCTGATTCCGCAGACCGAGGCGTCCACTCGTTCATCTGTAACCGTACTGACTGTTGTAGCGTTTGCAACGATGCTGAGCTGTGCCAACGAGAGGTCATAGATATTTTCGTTACGCGTTAGCGCCGGCGGCTGGGGTACTGCTGCTGGGATTCCTTTCAGTACCTTGAGGTTGATTTTTCGGACGTTCAGTGTCAAATCCAGGCGCAAAACAACACGGTCAATCCGGGGATAAGTCGCGTCGGCCGCCGTCACCTGAAGGGGAAACGCAGCGTCGTTTAAATACCAGTGGCCTTCTAGCATAGCCATACCAGGGGCCACGGCGACAGACATGGTCGCCGGGTTGCGGGTTACCTTCAGCTTTTCGCCGCCGGATATCACGCCGGTGGAATAAAAGGTGCGCATAAATTCGGCAAATTCCGCCGCGCTGTAACTGCGCTTATCACCGGGAGTGCTATCAAAAAAACGTGAATATTCTGCCATAAAATCCTCCTCATTTAACAGTAGTTTTAAGTTTTCGTATCATTCTGCCGAGATGGTCCGGCGGTGTTCCAAAGGTCACATCAATCCCCATGCTCTGGGCTTCATAACGCTCTGTCACCTGGCTGATTCTTAAATCCTGTTCAACGCCTGCGGTACGGTCTACAACCGTCACCAGGTCGCCCAAATCCCATTGCCTACGGTAAACAAAAGAGCCCGGCTGCACAATGGCGGCAGTCAGGCTCTCCGTCTTTTTGTACTCCTTCAGCTTGTGCAGTCCCTCCTCCGTCAGGCTCAGCGCGGTATCGGTTTCCGTAATTTCCAGCACGCCGCAGTCCAAAAAGGTTTCAAACCTGGCTAGGCCTATGGGCTCCGCTGGCTCGTTGGTGATTTTCAGCACCAAACGGTTCTCGTTTTCCCCCGCGCCCCCGGCATAGGCTAAGTTCCTGTAACCGCCGAGCTCATAGAGGTATTCTAAATTTTCCACACTTTCGTAATCAATGGAAAAAATGACCCGGCTGTTTTCCGATTGTCCGACGGATCGGTTTACGCCAGGCAGCACATCGAAGATCATCTGCCGTTTATCCAGATCCAGATAAATTTCCCAGCCGGTATCCAGGTATTCTGAGACGGACTGCAAAACGGAATCCAACTGTTCATACCGGCTCATCCAAACACCGGAGGCTCCGCGCTGAAGGTCGGGTGCCAGGGACATCAGCGGTATTCTTCTCTTTTCATCCAGGGGATTTATTAGGTGGCGGGAGGCATAGGTCTTTAGAATTGTTTCCGCTGTTACAGGATCGGGGTTATCTTCTGCCGATTCCAGGGCTGGAACCGTGTCATAGCCGCCGTTGGCGGCCCCGTCCAATGGAATGGTGCAGCGCTGGGCGGCAATACTGTTCAGGGTCTGGCCCCTTACGGTTGTTTCTAGGCCCATTGAGCCGTTGGCGATATTGACGGACCGGATGATCCCGGCACGGCGCCCATCGCTGTCCAGTAGAATCAGGTTGCCCTCCTTGAGTGCAATTGGATTGGTCCCCATCATGTGAAACTCCCATTCGCCTACCCCCTGCCAGGAACGTGTAAAAAGAAGGGATGTGTACTGATCGATTTCGCCGGTTAGCGTAATCCCCGGGGCAACACGGAAGCCGGTTTGTTCGGAGAGAACATTCGTCTGTAAGGAGAGAATGCGAATACTTGGTATTCTCATGGCTACACCCCCGCATAGAGCTCACGAAAGCGAACCAGCACCTGGGTGGGTTCCGTTTCATCCTCACTGGAATAGCGGAGAAGGTTTTCACCCGGCTGTAATTGGAAAAAGCTGCTTTGTGGGTCAATATAGTGAAAGGCATCTTTTTCTATGCCGCCGGACTCTATCCTAACGCTCTTTTTCCCCTGGCGGGTATTAATCTTTAAAAGCTCCCCTTCGGCAATTGTATGAAAGATTTTGATTTGCTCGCCGGTAGTGTCGTTGATGACGGCCGGGTTAGTCGCCGGCCCGCGAATGGTAATTTCAAGCGGGGCGGGAACGGACCCGCTGTTCAAAACCGCCGCTTTGTTCTGCATGGAAGCAAAGGAAATGTCAAAGGAAAACGGGAATGTAAAGCCCTCATCCAAATAAGCCATTTGGCTGCTTTGCTCGGTGAGGCTCTCCCAATATGGGAACGGGCACCAAAAGCGCAGCTCCGCCTGATTATAATGACAGAGCCGTGCCGTAAATTCCGGGGCGTTCAGGGGCCTTGCGGAAATGCGTAGGGTGATATAATCATTGGCGTAATAGAGCATACCTTCGTCCTCATATGGCGCCAACATCTGAATTAGCCTAAACCGGTTTTCGTACATGCCGCGCCGATCGTTCCCCCGCACATGAATAGTGCAGGAGATTTCACGGGGCTCTACGTGAATACCGCCGGAAAGAACGCCTGCGACGCCCGGCGCGGTTGAGGACAGTACCGTGAGCTCCGGGCCCCCGGTACCGGACAGGGTACCGATGATGTACGGCGGAGCCAGTGCTAAATCCACCCGGCGCTCCGGGTCCTCATAGGAACCGCCGGGCGGCACATAGGTTATTTGCTGCATATTCAGCCTCCTATTCTCCGGGCCATTTCCTCCGACACCCGGTTTAATTCCCGCCTGACCTCTATGGGGCTTTGAACCGGCTGGTTGAAATTGACCGCCATATTAATGCTGACCGGCTTTTGAGAAGGAGCTAGGGAAGAGATGTGCTCGTCGTATTCCTTGCGGGACGCCCAGAACCGATCCGCGGCCTGGTTGGCAGCTGCCGCCATTTGCTGCTGGTATTTTGCCAAACCGCTGGTAAGCTTTTCAAGATAGGCTTCGATGTCCCCAACCTTTGCCTTGAACCCATCTACCAGTTTCTCTCCAAGCGTTTGTCCAGCCAGGCCATATTCCGGCGCATAGGATTGAATCAGAGACAGGATCTCCTTTTGTGAGCTCTCCATAATGGTCTTTTCTGCTTCCGCCCGTAGGTTAAATTCTTTCAGCAGCTCTTCATACTGTTCGGCAAGCGCTTCTTTTTCCTTTTCAAGCGCCTGCTGCTGTTGGGAAGAGGTTTCCTTGATTTGCTCCATCTGTTCCTCCAGGCGTTTTCGCTCAGCCTCGCGCGCCTCCTCGTCCAGCCGTTTCTGCTCTTCCGCGTCCATCTGAGCAATCTGCTTTTCAATTTGCTTGCGGTTGTAATCATCCTTCTCATATTTTAGCTGAAGCGCGGCAGCCTGCCGTTTGTTCTCATACTCCCGGCGTTTTTCCTCGCTGTCCTGCTGCTTTTCCAGCTCGTCCAGCGCGTCGATTTGGCCCTGAATGGCCTCGCAGGTTTCATCCTCCCAGGTTTGCCAGTTTTCAATGCTCTCGTCAATCCGTTTTTCTTCGTCCTGTTTTTGCTGCTCATAGCGTTGGCGGAGGGCCTCTGTGACGGCGTCTCCGATGGTATTCAGGTTATTGATTTCCTCCTCATGGAGTTCTTTTTTGAGATTGTAGAGCTTAATTTCCAGCTCCATCTGTTCTTCCTTGTTCATTTTAAAAGTCCGCTGGATTTTTTGCAGCCAGGCGAGCTCTTCCCGTGCGGATAATTGGCCAAGGGACTTTTTATTTTCAATGGCCTTATATTCAGCGTTCAGGCGCTCTGCCGCCGCCTTTTCGGCCTCTTCCTGCAACTTTTTCTGGACGGAATAAATACGGTACTCCAGGTCCATCTTTTCATCGGCACTAAGCTTATACTGTTTGCTGAGCCGCTGGAGCCAGTCTAATTCCTGCTGGGAGGTCAGCTGGTCCATCTTTCTCTTATGTTCAAGTTGCTTGAGCTCAGCCTGATAGGCTTCATTTTTAGTAGAAGCGGAAGATTTAGAAGACCCTTTTTTCGTACTGCTGCCGCTGCTCCAGCCGATATTGGCTGATTTGCCGCTGAGGGCTTTGATTGCCGCAGCGGCTTTATCTGCGGCGGCCTTATGCTCATCAAGAATAGCTTTTTGGTTTTCCAAGTCTTTTTGCTTGCTAGCAATGTTGTCTTGCGTCATTTGAATACTTGCCTGATCCCGATATAGAGACAGTAAAAGCTGCATGGCTTGAATTTCTGCTTCAATATTTCGGATATTAGCGGAGGTTTTCTGTGCCATTGCTTCAGCTTGCGCCTGATTGGCAGACAGTGTCTCAATGGTATTTTGCCGCTGGATTTCATATACCTGCTTTAATATCTCGCCGTTTTGAAGTGTCAGGTCGCCTGTTTGATTGATGTATTCATTAATCAGCGGGTATTGCTGACCAAGCTCATAGAGCTGACTGACGGAAAGCATCTGCCCCTCCGACAAGGACTGATAGGCGCCGGACAGATCATTAAGGGCGCTGATTTGTCCGCTGTAATCAATCCCGTTCATTGCCTCGGCGATGATCTGCCCGTTTTTCAGGGTGAGATCTCCGGTTTCCTGTAAATATTCCTTAATTTCCGGGTAGGTCTGCGCCAGCTTGCTAAGCTGGGCTTCCTCCAGCTTACGTCCTTCCGACAACGCCGTATAGGCGTTGCTCAGGTCCTCGATAGTAGCCTCCTGCTGCCCGTATTGGGCCGTGAGTATCTGTTCAAGCTGGGCTTGCTTAGCTGAAGCGTCATTTTGTGCCAGTAAATTCCCATATTGCTCTTGGAGTGCTTTCTGGTCATTGATTACGCTGTTGATTTCTTTAGCCACCGCTTCATAGGTTATGCTCTCATTAATCAAATCTTGCATATGGGATAGGATAATATTATTTGCCACAGCTTCTTGTGCGTTGTTCATTTCTTGATATGTCCCAATGACCTCTCCGTTTATATTGGTAAGCTCAATTTCTCCCTGCACAAGTCCTTTATAACGGCTTTTCAATTTTGTTTCTGTCTCGATAAGTTTACTTTCTAAATCCGCTACCTCCTCAGCGTAAGGTTTATCAAGATTCCCGATCAACACATATTTATCTATATTACTAAAAAAATCTACCTGTGATCCATTTAAAACTTGGTGTGCTTCTATTAGTGAATCTAAAGATTCTTTAGTCGAATTATACTCGTTTTGTAAATCATACCCTTTGGATACTATGCTTTCTCGTTGGATCTCCTGCTGTTTTTTCAATGTCTCCAAATAGTCATCAAGCGCCTGGTTATTGGCGAGAATTGCGTTACCATTATTATCCCATCCCACTACTAGTTCAGGAAATGTGTTAGCCAAGTTTCTATTTGCCTCCACTAATTCGTTGGTGCTGGCCGACGCGTTGTTAAGAGTGTTTATTTCATCTGTAAAAGACTTTATTTTATCTGCATAATCCTGAATCTTTTGAACGCTTTCATCAAATATACGTTGCCGTTCCTCCTCCGCCTCTTGCATTTGCTGAATGCCGGCGACCACTAAGGTTAAAGCAATTCCAACGGCGGTAGAAATCCCCATTGCCCACTTCATCGGAGCAGAGCTTGCGCTTGTCATCGCTTGGCGTGCATAGTTGATCTGTGTAACAATGTTGCCAATGTTTCCCGCTACGCCGGGCGCGATCTGATCTATGCTGCGCAGCCCTGTAGCGGCAAGGTTTGCGCCGATCTGCGCATTGGCTCCGGCCTCGCGGAGATCCATCTTTTTGGCGGTTTCCTGAACCTTCTGAGCGGTTTTGTCCTGCTGTAAAATAAAATTACGCTGCGCGTTATAAGTGCGGTCAAATTGGGCCTCTAGTTCCTTTAACTTGATTTTTTCATTTTCAAGCTGCGCGGTTGCTTTTTCTACTTCAGCGGCAGAGTTGGAACCTATGATTGGTTTATTCGACGTGGCTTCCAATTGAGCAATCAATTTGCGCTGCCGTTCCAATTTACTTGCGATGATGTCCAATTTTTGCTGGTACTGGTTCACGCCGGTTATCATCTTTCCGCTAAGGCCGGTTGAAGCTTCAGAAGCGCCCTTATTCATACGGTCCCACGCGTCTAAAACTTCATCAACGCGCTGGTTCATTTTGCTGGTATCTAAATCAAGCTCTGCGGATATTGTCCCCAGGTTCACATCGCCCATATTGATTTCCTCCTAAAAATAGGTATAAGAAAACCACGCCCGAATGTTGAGCGTGGTTCTGTTTGGCTTTAGGCTGTTGTTAAGTAAAGCAGCCGGAAAGAAAAAGCACGCTTACAAAGCGTCGATCTGGCAAGTGGTCAAAATGTCCGGTTAGCAGATGATATGGTAAATCGCCACCTCATCCAGGCATGTCCACGACCTAACGATTTGTTAGTCTGTAGACTGCGGATGAGGTATGCTCCGTTTCAGGGCACCCATACAGCGGAGGTCGATTGCGCCCAAAAGGACCCCCATATGGGATAAGTTTACCGAAGCAATCTAGGACAGGTGTGATTTAAAATCGCATCTGTTCATGATAATTGTTTATTTCGATTTAAAATCGAAGTATTCCAATCTCATTGTACAAGGGGTAGGTACTCAGGCCAGAAAATCCGAAGCTCTAATAGGTATGATTTGAAATCACACCTATTAGGGCAAAACAAAAGCCCTCGCGGCTACATAGAACCCTAAAGGGCTGAATAGAATATTGACAAAAGCATAGATTACGGCTATACTTAAAATACAAGAAGGGCACTGTCAGCCGACGGTTAGCCCAAAATAGGAGTTAAAGAATAACCGCTACATTTTGGACGATGGGGCGGTTATTTCTTTTTGCTCAGAAAAAGAGCAATAATACTGATGATTACCATGCAGAAGGCAAAAAGACCCTCATATGTAACCATAAGCACCACCCCCTTTCAATAGGGGAGTGGCTAACCGCCTGCCGTTCGTGACAGTACCCACGGCTAATATTATCATATTCAATTTGTAAAATCAACAAGGAAGTAGAGCTATGACAAAGAGAAACGCCAAAGACTTAGCCAAATGCCAGACTACCAGAAAGAAAAGCACGCCTGCAAAGCGTGCTTTTAAAAATTTTATTATCTTGAAGATTTTTCATCGCCGGGGTCTGAGTGCTCAGATATTTGTGAATTGCCGGATTGAGGCTCTTCTTCACTGTATGCTTTGATACCCAGCAAAGCAATGCCTTTCACGATATAGTACCCGGCAAAGGTAGCCAAGGCAACGCCTAAGGTAGAAACCAGCCCTGTCCAACTGAAAGCCGATCTCGTGCTAAGACTGCTGTAAGCGCTATAGGCAGGAACGTCCACCCAAACACAGGTAATCAACATGATGACAACACAAATTCCGCCGGCCCATGCAACGACATTTGCAAACAATTTCATGTTTTCAAAAAACTTTTTGTTCATCTTTCCTCACCTCAGCTAAAATATAATACAAGTAATTAGTACGGCAGTTTTCATAAAAAACATTTACTTTTTCTCATTTCCTGGCACTAAATGTTCTGACATCAGAGGAGGGGCAGGCGGCGGTGTTACGTTACCGTAAACACGGTAACCTATATATGCCGCCCCTTGCAGCAAGTAGTACAAAGCGATTATGAGAAAAATTGAGCCTACTCCATATAAGGCCACTATGAATATGTTTTGAGCCAAATAAGCAATTGCAATGATAGACACAACCGCAGAAATAATTCCGACTATTAAAAATGCAGTCGCAAAACTAGCCATACCTTTGAAAAATTTCTGTATGTTATTCATATTTCTTCACCTCGCTCAAAGTATAGCATAAGTGAACGATGTACACAATACTAAAAAAACAAAATGTGCTAATTTTTTCTCAAATTTAGAAAGAGGTGAGGAATGAATCTTCTTGCGACTTGTCTCACAGAGACGATGTGTTAGATAAAAATGACTTGGAAGCGATTGCCCGACTGATGGACAGCAAGTTAGCCCTATCAATGGCCGGCTGGACCGTATGGAAACCCGGTTGGATCAGGGGCAGGAGGATATTGAAAGCCTCAAGGAGGATTCTGCAACCAACAGAAACGGGGTTAACGCGCTGCTGGAATGGGCGGAAAAACACAGGTGCAGGTGCAGATTCCACTTTTCAAAAAGGCTGGATAGCCTTTATACATAAGCGCCCGGTTTTCCGGGCGCTTTTTTGCGGCATTAAGCTGCCTGCGGTTGCCGTGGCGCTAATATATGGGCGGCGGTTTGAAAAAAATTCTTTCAACCTCCGTTTTTAACATAACTTAGCAGGAAGCCCCCGCCTCTTTAGGCGGCGGGAGCATGTCACATGTCACAGCTCCTCCATTTCGTCTGCATAAACCTCTTCGTTGTGGTCCATGTCAACGTGGTGAATAGCGGCATACTCGTCCATCATCACCAAAAATTCATCAAAGTAGTATTCATTGACAAGCTCGGACTTTGTCAGCCCGATGTTTTGAGCGCAGGCGAGCCAGCGCTGGAACCAGCTGCGGGAGTCCCCGCCGCTGTCTGAATCAGCCGGCGGGCGATCCCGAAAAAAGCGGACAGATCATTCATTTGCCAGAAAGCCTCCAAAATCTCTGTGAGTTCGCCCAGGCTCAGGGCGTCTGTGGCGTCCGGGTCCAGCACGCGGCTTTCCGGAATATCGAGCAAAGAGCAGGCAAGGCGGCAAAACTCTTCCGGGAGCGTCCCTAATAGGCGGGATAGAATTGCCGCCGCCCCTTCTGTGTTCAGCTGTGAAAAGACGGCAAGCATCTGTTCCAGGCTCTGGCCGTTGGGGAACAAGGCCTTCATTAGCGCCGCGGGCAGCCCTTCTATTGCATTCATCGCCTGAAGGTATTTTCCCACCGGAAGCTTGCGGATTCGCACGCCGTAAAGCGTTTCCTCTTGGGGAAAGCTCATTTTCAGACTGGGGTCCTCTTTATGTAAAAAATGCCGTAACAGCATACTTATTTTCCTCCTAAAGGGAACGGTTTTCAGGCCGTTCCCTGTTTTTTAGTTAGGGGCCGGGGTCTACAGCCGGCAGGGCGGGAATGGTTTCAAGCCAAGTGAGCGCGGTTCCCTTATCCACGTCCTTGGTGCCGCGTACTTTCCCGTCGATTTCACGGGGCTTGCAGTTAAAATTGAGCTCGTAGGTTTGCGCGTCGTTATTGTCTCCTTTGGTGGTGTGGCTGACACTGTAGCCAGTGCACTTCGCTGCATAATAGCGGTAAAGGCGGTAGCCGCCGGTTCCCATCAGGGCCGAAAAGGTGATGGCGAGCTCGGGCGGGTTATCAAAAACGCCCTCCTCCAATTCATCCACCACATCTTCAACATCCACGCCGCCGATAAACGCCAGCAGCTCTAAGGACATTTCGTTAACAGTAATGACCAAGTCGGTGCTCTGCCATTCAGCGCCGCTGTCATAAATGCCGTCGTCGCCCGGAATTGAAAAATCTTCCCGGTTATCCGTCGGGGAGCAGGAGCGCGCGCCCGGGAACTTTTTGATCTCTCCGGTGACCTTGTAGGCCGCGCTGGTGTTTTCCGTTACCGGAAGCATGCCGAGGTTCGCAAACCCCTTTAGATATTTCTTGCCCATGAATTGCATTCCTCCTTAGTTTCGGCCCCATAAGGCCAGTTCATAATAAAATGTTGTATAGTCATTGCCCGCGTCCATTTTGACCGGGGCGCGCCTGGGACGGGCAATGCAGAACACCTCTGGCGTTAGGTTGAGTACAGTTTCCTCTGTTCCGCTGTCAAGCAGTACAAAAAGCGCTGTACAGACCGCCTTGGCTTCAGCGTAGCTTCCCCGGCGCACTTGCAGCTGAATATAATGGACGCCCGTCCCGTCGTTAATTGCGCCCAGGGTATGGTCCCATTCAAACAGGCTGATAACGTCTGTCTGACGTTCCGCCGCGGGGAGCATGTCTAAATAAATGTTGGTGTAGCCCTTTCCTTCCAGAAACGTCTGTAAGGCCTCAATCATTATGCCTGCCTCCCATTGCTTCCTCGACCCTTCCGGTTATCGTTGCCAAAATCCGTTCCTGTTCCTCAACCAAAACAGATTCCAAATATTTTGCTTGCCCGCCTCTTGGATGGGAAAGGTGAACCTGCTCGTGCTGGTCCGCGGCATACTTGGCGTTAAAGCCGATCTCGGCGTGGGCCGCGTCTTCGGGCCCGGCGCCGGTGAGGGTGCAGCCCCCGCCCTCCGCGCCTTTTGCCACCTGCTGCCCGTCCAGCTCCACATAGCCGCTGCCCCGCAGGTTTCCGGTGTCAACCGGCGCCCGTTTGGCGGCCTCGCCTAAAATGAAAAGGGAAGCGTCCGATAATCCCTGAGCACTGGCTCCAGCCATAGCATCCACCAGTGTTTGAAGCTTTTCTGCCGCTTCGTCAAGCCCGTGCAGGTATTGGCCCTCCGCTATTTTTGTCCTGTGTCCCATCAGAGCGCCGCCTCCCAATGGTCGAGCCGTCCGGAAATGTCACGGATTGGGGAAACAGCTTTGACCGTCCAGCTTTGCCCATCCGCCTGAACACGGTCTAATGAAGAGAGCTTATAATCGGTTAATAAATAAGCCTCACTAATAACCCGGCTTCCGTCCTTATCCAGCACCTCTCTGCGGTCATACTCCATTCTCGCCAGGAATGGTATTGGGGGCGCTTTTAGCGATGGACTGTAAAGCTTATCCCCCTGATTATTAAGCCCTGTACAATGCCACACAGCGCATTTTGTGGCGTACTGTGTGCTCCATATGCTCACACAATCACCCCGCTTCCTAAAAGATAGGGCTGTAAAAGCAAGAGGGCCTCTGTGCTCCGGAGAGGCTTTAAGGAGGCGGTACTGTTGACGCCTTGGTAACTTTCTGAAGCTTTCCCCAGGCTGATGGAGGAAACGCCCTGCGCCTGTAATTCTCTGCGATAGGCGGCCTGGGTATCGCAAAGGGCCAGCGCCTCCAACGCCTGGGCCATACGGACAGCCGCGGGGATTTCCGCGAAGGCGCGCGGAAAGGCCATTTTTTGGCACGGCTGATTGGGGCGGCCCGCATACCGGAGGGAATCTATATGCCGTGCCGCTGTTTTCAAATATCCCGCTTTTTTTTCATCCGTGAGGGCTTTCCAGCGTTCCTCTCCAGCCTCTCCCTGCAAAAGCCCGTCCGCCTCCTCTGTAGAGATGTAGGTATTCTCGCCGGCAACCAGCAAAGCAATCTCCTCCCGTTAGCCGTTGGTAATCAACGAAGCAATTGGAATGGCCTTAGGGTCAAATTGCAGCGACCAGTTGGCGGTTGCCGCAAGCTGTGCGTCCGTGGGGGACTCTGTCCAGCCGGAGGAAGGCGCCTTAAAGCTGAATCCGTTCGGGTGGATTGTTTCGCGGATACGGGTATAAAGCGTCTCCTGCCCGCCGTTTTTAGCCGGATCATAGTCAACATCGTTGGGACGGTCCAGCCTGGCGCCCGCCGTGCGGAGGACGCCCGTCCCCAGGATGTAGGTCGTGTATTTTTTCAGCGCCTTGTTGTCTCCGGACCCGCCGACTTGTGCAACCGGAACCCCATCGTCTACCACAACGGTGTAGCCATTCGCGCTGGCAATGTTCATCGGGCGCTGGATTCCGCTTGCGTCGGTATATTTCCAATATTCCAGAAGTTGCTTGTTCTCCAGCGTCTTTGCTACGTTGGAGTGCATAATAGCCAGAGAAAACAAGCTTTTGTTATCGCCCAGCGCCTGTGTAGCCAAGTCGTTTAGGTCGGTTTCGCCAATGGTGTACGGTGTGGCCGTTGTAGAGCCCAGGTCGGCAATATGTGTGTCGTGCCACACCTTTGCGTTGCCGGACGCGCCCGTAATACCCGTTACAGCCGCAAGGATTTTCAGCAGCACGCCCTGGCGGTATTTATTCCAGAAGCGGGCGACGCTTTTCGCAATATGCCCCATTGGGTCGTTTCCTACCAACTCGGCTGTAAAATTCCGGGCCGTAAAACCTTTGGCGCGTCCAAAGACGACGCCTGTCTGGCTGCCGCCGTCGGTTTCGGTTGAAGTAATATCCGTCTGCCCGTCATAGTTGACAGGATCGCCGCCTAGCACGTTATAAAACGGAATGGTATAGAGATTGCCTTTGTTTTGAATCTGAGCGGAAATAACACTATCGCTGACCATTGCGCCGCTGTCGACAATAGCGGTTCTCACTGGGTCGGGCGCTTCTCCCCAGGAGTCGTAAAACAGTTCCTCGTCAAAAGGGAACCCAAGAAATGTACCTGCCATAAATTATTTTCCTCCAATCATTTTTCTGTACTCTTCAGGATGTTTTTGCTTAAATTCATACTTCTCGCCATAGGAGAGCTTTTTAAAGGCCTCCGGCGTCATCTCGGGCAGCTCCGGCCCGGCTGGATTTTGCGGGGCGTACTGGGCGCGCGGGGCGACCTTTACCGCCGGGAACTCCTTTGCGGCGGCCTCTGCCGCCTCTTTAACGCCCAACACGTTGCCCTGGCCGTCAACCTGTACGCCCGACAGGTCAATCAGCCTTGCAAGCAGCTTTTGATCGTAGCCCTCAAGGCTGCGAAGCTCCGCCGCTACCAGGCGGCTGTTGGCTGCTTTCAAGGTGTTTTCCTGCTCTTGCTTCAGGGCCTGCCGGTAGCTGGAAAGCCGGCTGTTCAGGTCGCCGATTTCCTCGCCGTCGCCCAGGCCCAAAACGGAACGCAGGGCTCCCTCGTACATTTTGGCGGTTGTCCGGTACCCGGCGGACTCATTCCGGAGGCTGTGCACGTAGTCCTCCGAGTAGGTTTTGCCCGCCGTTTCCGGCGCGGTGTTTTCTTCGCCTTCCCCGGCGAACAGTTGAATATTCATTGGTTTCAGCATCTGGCTGTTTCCTCCTTTGCGCGCCAGGCGCAATTTCTAAAAATATATAAAAAAGCGCCGCCTCCCGGGCAACGCTTTTTCGCGGGGATCAATGGGCATAAAAATACCGCCTTGCCTTACGGCGGGCGGTTAATGCCCATTCAAGTGTATTTAAATGTGATCCTACAGGAGTAATTGTCGTAAAAATCATTCTCTTTTTTCAAAGTGGAAACTATCCTTTCCGTTGCATGATGGATAAACATTTTCTTGGTCTAAGACCTCAACTGGAATTCCATTAGGGAAAGCTTCGCATTTGCCATATCTCTGATAATGCTTACAAACATTACATTTGGGTAAAGTATATGCTGGCGTAAAATAGAAACGGTTTGTTTTCATGTCTGATTCCATTATAATTCCTCCATATAAATCGTCTTTCCATCTGTCTTAATAACACAAAAACGTGTTCCCCTTGGCAACAGAACTTCGGATTCATTATCATTCCATTTAGAAATATCCTTCCCGTGCTTTACCTTCATAACTATTTGTATATCCATTGTTTCGTCATAAATTTCTTTACTGGTAGACGTAAATGCATCATAACGAATCAAATTCCCCTCACTATGATCTCTAAAAAATTGTGACACATCCAAGTATTCGCTGGATAAAGAACGATAAACAACGCCTGTGTAATCTGGAAGTTTTAATAAAGCCTTATCAATATTTTGTTTTATGAGTTCCTGCTGTTCTGATAAAGGAATTCCCGAGCGGAGAGAAGCATTTAAGCTATAGGCAACTCCTGAGGACATGTAATCATAAATAGCCTTTTCGTCGTCCGAGTCTAGTGTACTACTAGCGGCACTCATTGTCACCCCCTCACCGTATTTTTCCTTACTAAGGCTAAAAATTTTTTGCGCAGTTTCTTCATATGAGTTAATATTTTGGGAATATCTATTTTGTTTTTGAAAATTTGATTTCAGCTCCTGATACTGCTGGGAATTTGCCTGCTTAGCGCGCCTGAAATCTGAAAACCTGGCATAGGCCTCGTCCGGGAGGGCGCGCCTGTATGTTTCCCATTCCCGGCGGTCGGCGTTCCTTGCCCGGTTGACGGCCTGCTCCTTGGCGTACGCCTTGCGCTCCGCGTCGCTGCGGGTGTCCCGGAAAGGCTGCATGCTATGCCGGGATAATTTCTCCAGCTCCACTTTTGTATAGGCCTGTGGCGGCTTAATAATAAAACGGTGCCGGCAGTTTGGATGAATGGTTTCATAGCCGTGGACAAGGGCTGTGTCGTAAAGGTAGGGGAAGCGCAGCGGCTCACCGCCAGGCCCCTTGTGTTTGCCGTTCGCGGCTTCCTTTGTGAGGGCATACACCCGGCCCTGGTACATGGCGCAGACCTCGCAGGTCGGGGCGTGGGTGGTGCATTCGGCCAAATCATAGCCCCACTCCTCCGCCTGTACAATTTTGGCCTTGTTCTGCGCCTCCGCCGTGGTGGTTCGCGCGACCATCTTGGAATAATCCTTCAGCGAAACCACTTTCCCGTTTTTGTATCGGACGCCTATTTTCCCGCCGGCTTGGCGCAGGTCCAGGCCCAGCAGTCGCTTTTCCAGATCCTTCTGCATATCTCCCACCGTGCCGCCGGTTGCCTCTTTGAGCGCGGCGGCGCGCAGGCCCGCCGCCCGGATTTCATCCTCCATCCTGCGCCCGACAATGCGGGTTGCTTTTGTCAGGCTGTCGACCGTGTTTTGTACAATAAGGTCAATTTGACGGGTATTTACCCTTGAAAAAAGATTGTATGAATGGGGGAGGGATAGGTCAACCTTTAAGATGTCCTCCACCGCGCCTTCAAGCCCGGCGCGGTAGCCGCTCAGCACCATCTGCCGCACAAGCTCCGGCGTGGCCCGGCGAAGCTTCTTCAGTTCCGCGGAAACCTGCTTTAATATCTGCCTTTCATAAGCTGCCGCCGAGCCGGCGCTCGCCTTCCGGGCAATTATTTCAACCAGCTTTCTCTCCGCCGCTTCATAGAGCTTCTCCAGCTCTTCCGCCGCTGTCACGCTTCATCCCCGCCAGGCAGGAGCTCCTCCGGCGGTTTTTCCTCAAAGCTCTCGTTTTCGGTTTCCGCTGGAGGCGCACTGCCCATGTCCGCCGCCGCGTCATCCGCCCGGATTTCATCAAGCTCCGCCGCCGCCTCCTCTTCGGACATATCGTCCAGCCTGCGAATGGCGGTATGCTGGCTGATGGTGGGACGGTTCCCGGTTCGGACAGCCATAATATTGGCATTCTCAGCCTCATCATCCGGCAGTCCGTCGTTCCAGGTGATGGTAATATCCTTGGCGTCAACGGCAATGCCCTTCAAAGCCGCGCAAGCGGAAATCAGCTTTTTCAAGACGGGGTCGAAGCTGTTGGACACCCGGCGGGCCTTGGCAAGCGGCGACATCATCAGCCGGCGCAGAGCGGACCCGCTGGGGACCTCTCCCGTTTTCCCGGTGACATCGCCAAAAATGGCGCTGCCCATTTCTGAAATGGTATAGAGCTGGTTTGTCAAAATCTCAATCTGTTTAAAATTGGCGTCCATAGAGGCGTCCCAGGTGATATAGTTCACGTCCGGTTCATCGTTGCTTCTCCTCGGGTAATAATCGCCGATTCTAAAACGCCATTCCCCGGTGGCGTTGTCCAGCTCCATTGCACCCTCCGGGCCGCTCATGCTGGGGTTCGCATGCTTGTCGAGCACTTTGCTGATCTGCGACACGCGCACCATAAGCTCAGAGACAATGCTGTCAATGCTTTGGTAGTCGTCGATTCCAAACAGGCGGTCCGTTGTCTTGACATTGGAAACCCGAAACACCGGGCAGACGGGGAGCTTGGTCTCCAGCAACGCCTCCTCCGGGCGGGCAATCTCACGTCCGATTTTCCAGGCCCCTTTAATTCCTTCCAGGCTGTAGCGGTGCTGTTCGCAGGAGGAAGGTTCTGCGGGATTGTGTATTTGAACCTTCAGCTCCCACTTTTCGCCTTCTGAATCCAGCGGATAAGCCCAGGCGAATACGTGAAAGCGAATCTGTTTTAAATTCCATGCGTCCACTACCGGGAACCAGTGGGCCGGACTGGAAGCCGTTACCGCCGGCATGTTTTCCTGATTGGACAGTAAGAGCAGCCCATCCCCGTACCGGCTTACATCGATCGCAGCTTCATAGGCCGCATTGAGCACCTCCTGCTCAACCAAAATCTCGTCCACGGCCTTCTGGATTTTTTCGTCCGCTACCGTAATCTTGGGAGGCTCGCCAAACACTAGGTCGGCAATTTTCAACGAGATTAGCTTCTGATAGTTGAATAACACTGCATAAGAAACCACTTGAGAAAAGTTTCCGATCACCCGCTCAATGCGTTTGAACTGCTCCTTGTACACTTCGGCATGATCGTCCTCGAAAAGAGCCCGGTTATCCTGATATCTATCCAAACGGTATTTCTCCGATCTTGGCGGCCATTGCTCTCCCGCTTTTAAAAAATCCAGGCTGGTCAACATTTATTTTCCTCCTATTGACACAAATTGCGGGCTGTGCCGCCCAAATACCTCCATGCAGAAATAGCGCATGGCGTCCATTGCGTGGTCGTTTATTTTCAGCGGCTTGTCCTCGCCCCGGCCGGCGGCCTTTTCGTCCCATACATACGCCTCAAATTCCCGCACGGTGTTTTCACAGCTTTCACAGATCTTGATTTTTCCACTCTGGAGGGCGTTGGCTGTCACCCGAATACCATCCAACACGGCGTTGTCCGCTGGGAACACTAAAAAGCGCCCATGATTGCGAATGCATGCAATCATAGACGCCGCGGATGGGTCCACAATCACCCCGCGAATGGGGAGGGGGCCCGCAAGATTTTCCAGCGCTGTATAATATTCCTCATCCGTGAGTTGCTTCTTCCGCTCCCGGCCCGAGTAGTAATATTCGCGCAGAGCATACCAAACGCCGCCATGCTTCCCCCAAAGCTGCATGGCGGTGGGGTTTTGCGTGCCATAATCCATGCTAATGTAGTACAGGCCGCACGCTCCGGGCGGGGAGGCTGCGACATGCCTTTCTTTCCGGAACATGTCATAAATCCGTCCTTCTGCTAATACCCATAAGCCCCGAATATAACGGTCGTAGAACACACCAGAGAACATAGACTCATATCGCTCTATAATTTTATTACTAAGTCCTGGATTATCTTGCATGGTGAAGTGCAGATACAAAGCGTTGTGCTCCTCGCGCCGCTTTATCCACTCAAGATAAAACCAGTGTTGCGGGCTACCAGGGTTGCAAGAAAACCACATTTTAGCCCCCTCTACAGAGCACCGGGCCAATGCCTGCTCAACAAAAGAACGCGGCATGAGCGCTACCTCGTCCAGCAGCACCCCGGCCAATGTACGGCCCTGAATAAGCGCCGCGCTGCTCTCATCTTTACCTCCAAATACTTCAAAGAAATTGATTGCGGCTCCACGGCGCACTTCTAAGATTTTGTCTGATCTTCGCCAGCGTAGAACATAGCGCTCTTTAGCAAGACTCATGGAGATAAAGGGAACAACGATGTTTTTACTCGCACTGTCTACGGTCTTCCCGCAAACGCCGAATCTTTGACCGCTAAATTCCCGCATGGCCCAGCCGACAAACGCCCACATCATAATGGAGGTCTTGCCGGAGCGGACTGCGCCATCGCATATAATTGCGTCATAGCTGGAATAAGAGAAAGCGAGAATTTTCTTTTGTTTTGCGCTAATCATCACTCTCCAGCTCCTCCGCCATTTCTTTTAGACTCTTGCTTAAGCCATCCTCTTTTATCGCATCAGCAGGCTCTCCGGAAACCATTGCCCACTTATCAATCAGCGTGCCGATGGCTGTTGTAATCTGTGCAGGCGTGGCCGTTTCCAGCTTTTCTGGGCTGTTTAATACCGCTAGTCCCTTGCCAATGATCTCGCACACAACACCGCGTTGGCTTTCCATATACGCGAGAATGTCCGCGGTGTTTTCCTCTTTTTTTCGTTTGAGATTTTCTGAGATTCCTTGAGATCCTTCTATAACTCGACGCACGGTTTGCCCGCAAACACCGTTTTTTTTTGCTGTAGCGTTAAAGCTCTCGCTTTCCAAATAATCGGCCACTATTTTCTTTTTTTGCCTATCTGTCAAGCGTTTTGCCACACATCACCACCACGCTTTAAAATAAATATCAATCCTTTGTCAATTCCTTCAGGGAGAAACAGAGGCTATTTCGCATGTCATACAGAAGAGCAAGACGCTTGCGCCCTTCTGTGCTCATGCATTCCTTTCTGTTTGCCAACGCCTCTTCTATTCGGTCCATTACCTTTTTGAGCTCGGCCTGGTATTCGCCTATAAGCTTTTCTTTTTCCACGCATATCACCTCAAAATGAGCATAAGAAAAGCCCACGCCATAAGGCATGAGCTTGAAAAAATATTTAAAATTTTAAGAAAAACGCTTGACATACTAGTACGAGTATGGTATACTATAATCATGGAAGGGAGGTGATGAGTACGAGCAAAAAAACTAAACAAAAAGGGCTGAAGCCCCAGGAAATTGCGGAACTGATTATCAAGGCGATTGTCGCGGTCGCAGCATTGATAACAGCGCTCAAATCCTAAAGTTTCAACCCGCCGGGGCAAAAGCCCCGGCCCCTTTTTTAAGGGTAAATATAGTATAGCATTTTTTTTAACCAATTTCAATGGAGGTTACTTTATGAAAAAGAAAGACTTATCTTTTTGGACTTTATCCTTAATATTCATTTTTGGCGTGGCCCTCCGATGGCCTTTATGGTCCAAACTCATCACTATAGTTCTATCCGGTATGATTCTGGTACAGGCCAGTACACAATTTTTTCAAGCTTATAGTAAGGAGAGATAGACATGGGAAAAACATCAACGGAAGTAAAACGCCGCTATAACGAAAAAACCTATAAAAGGTGGTTCGCGGATTTGCGCAATGAGGATTTTGACCGTATTGAAGCATTGCGTGGTGAACAAAGCAGAGCGGCGTTTCTAAAAAAGGTCGTTTCCTTGTATGAAAAGAATTTAGCGGAATAAGTACAGATTTTTTTATAAATTTCTACTATACCATTTTATCATATTCTCTCGGGACATATGGGACATTTTTTTGAGAATGGCGGATATACCTATAGCATTGCTTTTTGATTGAATCGGCCGTAACTCCTTTGATCTTGTCCGCCACTTCTTCCCATTTCTTTCCTTCAATATATCGCAGTTGAAATATCTGCCTTATAAGGCTGTCATCAATACTCTGTATATACCTTTCAAGACGTCTTTTTTCATGCCAGCACTTCTCAATGTTGAGGTTAATTAACGCCTTTAAATCGGCAATTTCTGCCGCGTATCGTCCTACCTTATCGCTGCATTTTCCACTGCCCGGCATTCCGGTAAGATTAGAGGTTGCCTTGTAGGCTGTCGTTTCTAACTCCATCAATTTGCTTTCAAGTTGTTTGATTTCCTTATTTAAATAGTACAGCTGGGACAATTCTTTGTTTGTCACCTAATCCCTCCTCCTTCTCAGCTTGCCCTTGAGATATTCCGCATTTATAGATTCAGGCAAGAGGGAAGATGGCATTTCCCGTCTGAGCCAATCCATTCACAGCGGTTCCTTTTGCAAAATTCCCGGGGCTTCCCGTCGTATTGAAAACGGGAGGCCTTTTCTTTGTCCTTATTGGGAACGTCTATTCCCTTCTGTTCTGCGATTGGAACTTGCGGCGCTTTTTTAACGCGCCTGCTTCGACCGGCTGCTTCCGCCGCCTCTATAATTTCCTCCGGGGGTTCAACGCCAAATGCGGCGCCAGCTTTTCTAATGCTGACCGGGTACGGGTCTTGTTCTCCGTGCTCCCAGCGGCTGATCTGTATTGCGCACATCCCGCACCTTTTAGCAAACTTCTGTTTCGTGAGGCCCGATCCTTTATATAAGTCAAAAAGCCATTTTGCCGCGGGGTTCATGCTTCTTCCTCCTGATCCATGCGAGCGCCGCAGTTGGGGCAAAACCTGTAAAGACAGATTTCCATATCGCCTTCTGTTGCTTTAAGTGGAATTTCAAGCCCGCAGGTACTGCATTTTTGATATGGGGAAAAATTTTCAAACCCTGTTATCCAATGCCCGTGCCTCACCGGGGCAACATCAGCGGCGGGAAACTCTGTAATCTCCCTCATTACGTCCAGCGGCTTGTCCTGCTTGTTGAACAAATGAGACAAGAGCTTTTCACGTTCTATGTATTCAGCCATCTTCATTCTCCTCCGCTAAATGATTAAACAGCTTACGGCTCATAACCTGACAGGGAGCAACCCCTTGCTCGTTGATCGCCTTGCACTCACACGAGATTGGCCTCCATTGGTCACATCTTGCACAGGGCGGCCAGCCTTTTTGTTTATTCATTCTCATCACTCTTTCTCCCTTCACTGCCCCTCCTTTTTCAGTGCCACCTCGGCCTCCTTGCGGGTCAGGAAAATAGTCTCGGTACATTTCTAACGCTTTCAGGTTAACACTCCACTCTCCTTGTAAACTCTTAATTTCCCCAGGCTTAAGCCCTGTATCTTCGTAATCGGCTAAACGGTTATTAGCTTCTTCAAGCTTTACACGCAGCTTGCCGTTTTCAGCAAGCAGCTTTGCGCTCTGGCTTTTATCAAAATCATTGATTCTTTCCAGCTTATCCGCGGCTTCCATGCACAAATCCATGATTTCTAACGTCGCTTTGTCTTTGTATAAGCTTTCTGTGCGCAGCTTCTCAATCAGTTTTTCTATGTCCATCACTCTTCCTCCTTCACCGGCCCCCGTTGTAGATAACCACCATCGAGGGAAAAGGGGCGGCGTTTACGGCGTTGCCGTCATCGTCCGTAAAATGCAAACGCCCTCGCACAAACCTGATTTCCGCCTTCCCATAAATGTAATCGTGAAAATAATTCGTGTCCGTCCGCGCTGGAATGAGCAGCACGATTGGAAAGCCCCCGCGGGCCTCTATGAACGCCTTTTTCACCCATTTCCCAATCTCGCGCCCATAAGGCGGATTGCAGAATACCGCGCCGCCGCGGTCCCAGCTTTGTGAAAGCCCGTCTGTCTCCGGCGTATAGTATAAGGGGCATTTCGCTGTCTTATCGGTAGCCGCGGGGTCCAGAACAAATTGAAATTCTTGGTTCAACTTATCAAAAAAATCCTGCGGCGTACACCAACACATATTTTTAGACGACAGAAGCGCCTTGTTCAATTTCTATGGCCTCGCTTTCCCTGAAAAATTGCTTGCAGCGCCATTCGCCGGCCTTCGCCCCTGCTGCACCCTTCCCAATCCTCGAATGCGGTTTTAAAGCCTGAGAACTCTCCCGTGACCGTTCTTTCAGCCTTTGCCATTGGACATTCGGATGTGTCCTTTTTTCTGCATTCCGAGCAGGTGAGTTTGTCTTTCATGTTACCGCCTCCTGTATAGATAAATTTTTTCGATATGTATTTTTAGACTTTTTCCGCTAATAAATCATCTGTAAAGCATACTGGGTACACTCTTCGAGCAATCGCAATATAAATACTGTACCCAGTATTCTATTTTGCTGTTTTCATACTGTACCCACCATGATAAATGTGATATAATATCTTAGGAGGTGAGCCTATGGGAAAAACGTCCAGCGTTGCCAAAGACCGCTACAATTCAAAAGCCTATGATGAAATAAAAATCAGAGTGCGTAAAGGCCAAAAAGAAGTGATACAATCCCATGCAAAAAATTATGGGGAGAGTTTGAACAGGTTCATTGACCGTGCTATCTGTGAGCGTATGGGGGAGCGTGTGCAACTCTCCGAGGATTCCTCGGTTAGTCCGCAAAGCAGTTCAATGGTTTCTTTACCCACAAACACCCTTAAAACGGCTCAAGAGGCCGCCGAGGCACAGGGAGAGGAAACGGCTCAGTTTATAGAGCGGGCTATCTCTATGCAAATAGAGCGAGACAAAGTTCAACGAATCATCAACAAGCAGAGCAAAAAGGGCGGGGAATAAACCCGTCTTTTTTTGTTTCCTTTGCGGCTAAAAATGGCCCCTAAAATAAAATCGACAAAACACGCCCAAATTTGAAACAAAAAATCAAAATAGTATAATTTCATTACTTAGTCATAAAAATTGAAAAATGGGCCGATAAAATCAAAACCACGCATATTCCGTTAGACTTTCAGAATTGCCGTTTACTTAACCACCCTCAATTCAAAGCCTGGATAAAGCGCTTCCCAGTCCTTTTTCTTGATTTTAAATTCCTTTGTCTCCACGCCCTTGACGTCCTCCACCCATACTAGCCCGGAAGAATCGCACACCATGAAATCCGGCCTGTACCGGGTGTTTCCCAACAAGAGGAAGGACGGCTGCCGGGTAAACCAAAGAATCCGCCCCGATGCTCTCAGCGCTTTCAGCTGTACGTACCGCGCCGCCTCCGCCTTGCTGTCAAAGCGTATTCCGTCAACCTCAACCGGCGTGTTGTGATACTTCGCCGGCTTAACATGCAGTTTCATGTCACGGCCTCCAGTCCAAATCATCGAACGCGCCCGATTGCTCGAACGCCTCGATGTTGTAGGTGGTTTCGGCCCCTGTTCCTGTTTTGCTCTGTTCAGCCCTTTCACGCTTAACCCAGTTTCGAACAGTGGCTTTCCAGTCCTTCATGTTGTTTTTTCCGACTTTCCAGCCATTGCTCTCGTAGTAGTTGCAGAAATAATCTGCGTCCAAAGCATAGCCCTGTTCCTTGCAGAAGGAACGAACCTCCTCCACGGTGGGCTTTTGAAAGCGTGGTACGCGCGCGGGCGCGTCTTTCGTATTCGTATTCGGATTTGGATTGGATTCTGGATTGGATTCTAGCGGTGAGTCACCGTGAGTCACCGTGGACCACCGTGAAATATCATTTTCGCTTGGCTCAGGAAACTTTGACTTCTTGGTTTGTATTCTTTGATACTTGCCCCAGTTTGGAAGGCAAAAATAGGGTTCTCCTGCAACATCATAGAGAAGAATGCTACCATTGCGTTCCAAAGCTTCAAGGCCCTTTTGAATATCTTGTTCCCGAACTCCGTTCCTTCTTGGAAATACGAATCCTTTCAGCAATTCCGGATCCGCGCTGCCTCTTCCGTAATCATCAACATAAGTCAGTAGATACGTCCATAATCGAAATTGAAAATCTGAAAGCGCGTTGATTGATTTGCTTGTACGAATCTTTTCGCTAATAATTCTATTTGGCACCTTACCACCGCCTCATAGCTTTGTTTGGGCGGGATTGACACGAATCCTCCTGAAATGGCCTTTCACATAAATGAGGGCTTCGCCTTTTGCCCGGCTGACGATTCGCTGGATGGGGAGGTCGTTCTTAGCCTGTGTCGCTCTTCGGCGGCTGGATTCCTGCAAGTATTTTTCCATCTCAGCAATATTGCTTGTGCGCCAATACCCCCGGCCGCTGGAGCTTGAAACAATCGCTTCCCCAATCCGTTCCAGCTCTTTGTTGGCCTCTTTGATCTTAAAACGGACATCCCGCTCTGAAATCCCGACTGCCTTGGCAATGTCATAACGGGAAACGGCGTTTTCCCTTCCGGTGGGAACGAATGAAATAATGTTCAAGCTGTTTCACTTCCTTTCTCCTGCTTAGTTAAAAGGCAAGTCGTCGTCTGCCGTAATCTCTTGAAACCCGTCGCCGGGCTGAGCGAAATTCCCGCCCTCCTGCTCCCTCTTAGGGCCTGCAAAATGCGCCTGGTCCGCGACAACCTCAACCGCCTTGCGCTTGTTCCCGTTTTTGTCCTCATAGCTTCGCGTTTGTATGGATCCCTGAATGGCAATTAATTGGCCTTTCTTGAAATATTTACAGATAAACTCCGCCGTGCTGCGCCATGCGACTACGTCTATAAAATCAGCCTGGCGCTCTGCTCCGGTTTTTACATAGGAACGGTCAACCGCTACCGTGAAGCTTGTCACCGCCGTATCGCTCGACGTGTGCCTTAGCTCCGGGTCCGCAGTCAGCCGGCCCATGAATATTGCTGTGTTAAGCATTGCTTTTCCCCCATTCTCTCTCTATCTGCGCTTCAGTTAGTTTCATCTGCAGCTTGTAGCTCTGTATGGCCTCCTGCGCCGCCTTATACAGCGCTTCTTTTGCGTCCCGGTCAAATTTCATTGCCGCTATTTTAGCGTCCCCGCGGGCCAAATCTGCTAAAATGGTGACGGGGATTCCTTGAGCCCTCAATTCCAGCAGCTTTTGCGATAACGCAATACGGTAATCTCGCTCTGAGGCTGCCCATTCAGAGCCCCGCTTTCCAAACTGCCGGAGCGCTGTTTCTAATAGAGCCGTTAGTTGGCCCATTCTGTCCATCAAATCATACCCGGTCAATATAATTCCTCCCAAATACTTCCATGAATTTTTCATGTCCATAAATACGCTCAAAGGCAATTTGACACTTACACTTTAAAAGCAGATCGAGTTCCCTGTTGTGATGTACACCTTTGAATCCGGTGTGTTCTTCCTCTGTCAGCCAACACCAACAACCATATTCCTCTGAAAGCCTTCGGTTTGGATTCCCAAAATAAATGTGGTGCTTATGCAGATTGCTTGTCCTTCTTGAAAGATAGCTTTCTTCAGCGCTTTGCATAACTGATTTACTCATGACGGTCTTTCCTTTTGCAGCCCATAGAGCAGTAGGCTTTCCCATTGGCCTGCATGCTTCCTTCATAAATCTCCTTTGTAACGGCCTTTCCGCAGACGCAGCAGGCGTATTCCGGGAAACAGTTGCCAAACATATAAACTGTCCGGCGAAGCTTTGGGTTCTCAATATTCAGCGCTGTGATTCGCCCATCCTCAACATTCAGGTATGTAATGGCAAAGCGGTCGTATTTGTCCCGATAATTTGGCTTTCCGTCTTTTCCGGTAGGATTAATCCATATAAAAGGAGCTGTATATAGCTCTCTTCCAATTCCCCAGTTAAAACAAGCCCTTTTGAAGCTGTCGGATGATTCCCCTTTTTCTTTTTCCGCATAGCTTTCTGTGCCGCAATCACTTTTCCAAACCCATCCGTTTTCAGTGAGGATTCCAACCCTGCAAAATAGGTTCCCCTTGCATTCGTAATGGTCCCTTTGCCAGTTTTCCGGGCCGAAGGTTTCGTCTAAAATTCGCATATCGCAGCGGGCATCCTTGTATAACAGCAATGACATCCCGCTTTCTTTTACAGTTGAAACGCGGGCTTCTATTTCATCAGCCCGCAGCGCTCTAAATGTAATCATCACACCGTCTCCTTTAACCCGCCAATGCTCCCCAACTCATAATCCGGTCTGTCATAATATCCAAATGGTTCAGGAGCCATTCGGAAACACAGGCTTCGCAAAGCCTCGTCCCGTCTATATCAGCGACGGCGTCTACAGTGTGGCCGCAGCCTTCACAGACAGGAAGGAAAGGCTCCTGCCGGTCATATTGTGCCTGCGCCCATTCATACCCCTTAGTCATTGAGCCTCGCCTCCAGTTCCTGGATTCGGGCCTTTAAAGCCTGAATCTCATATTTAAGGTCCAACGTCTCGCCGTAGTACCGCTCGCCCTCTTGGGCCCGTTTATATAAATCTGCTACCATGTCAAGCACTAATCCATTCACATTTTCCATTTGACAACCTCCCTTAATCCCCGGAAAGCATAACGCGGGCCATCTCGGCAGCTTTCAGGTATTGCTTTGCCCACCTATTCATTCCGTGGACCGCCTTTACTTTCTTCACAAATACTTCTATGCTCCCGCAAAAGCAGCCTGTAACCGCGTAAATCTTCTTATCTTTATCAAGATAGCAGGTCAGAAAATCATTCCGTGAGCCGATAGGACCTTGTACAAAGTATGAGCGCGGGCTTGAAATATAAGCATTGAATCCTATTTTTGCATTTCCGAAGACCCTGCCGTCGTCGGAGACCCTGCCGTTGTCGAAGACCCTGCCGTTGTCGAAGACCTTACCGTTGCCGAAGACCCAGCCGTTGTCGTAGACCCAGCCGTTGTCGTAGACCCAGCCGTTGTCGTAGACCCTGCCGTCGCCGAAGACCTTGCCGTTGCCGTAGACCCTGCCGTTGCCGTAGACCTCACCGTTGCCGAAGACCTTGCCGTCGCCGAAGACCCAGCCGTTGCCGTAGACCTCACCGTTGCCGAAGACCTTGCCGTCGCCGAAGACCCAGCCGTTGTCGGAGACCCTGCCGTCGCCGAAGACCCTGCCGTTGTCGAAGACCCTGCCGTTGTCGAAGATCCAACAATCACCATCATGGCTTAGGTTTTCCTCCGATTCAACCCATCCGCCAAGGTCTCCTTTCTGAACTCCGCCAAAATCCCGCACTGCTTGGATTTTATGTAAAATATGGCCGCCAACTTCTTTGGTCTCTTCTGTTAAAATATATTTCTTTTCCATTTGACAACCTCCGTCCACGTTGATATACTATAGGTAAGTTCTTTCTGTTTGCCGCGTCAGGAATTGCCGTTCCTGCG